ATATGTGGATAACAATTTTAGATTACTCAACAGGTGAAGTAATAATAGAAAAAATTGAAGATAATCTTATCGAAGATTGGGAAGGTTATGTTCATGAAAAAATAGGTCATAATTCTGAATGCCATATGGTATCAGATGAATTAATTTTAAAAATCAATAATAAATGAATGCAAATCAATTTTATAATTTTATATGCAAAAAGTCAAAATCCAAAGAAAAAAAGATAGACAACAAACTGCATCAATCAGTAGCAAAAATATTAAAAGAAGAACTACAAGACAGAGGAAATTTAACAATAGAAGAACAAGACAATCGAATTATTCCAATGTCCATCTTTATGCAACCCATTATATAAATTCTATTAGTTCATTAAAAGTAGACTATCAATTTAAAAAAGGAATTTTTGAAGATAATGATAATATTATTAAAATGATTAAAGATATTTATCCTGTCATTTATAATAATATACCGGTATATGAAATAGATAATTTTAATGAAAATACTAAACCAATTGATTTTCTTAATTGGATATTAGATAGATATCTTAATACTTCTCCACCAGGAGAAAAATGGACAATTTTTTATAATAAAGATATCGATAAATTTTTAATTGAATACATTTATGAATATGATGATATTGGGATAGAAGGAAGATCAGCACCAATTAGTTTTTTACTTACATTAGAAAAAGAAAATAAAAAACTTTATGAATTATTTATAGCTTATTTACATCATGTAAATAAAGCAATTAATATTCCTATTTATAGTAATGATTATCATTATGATGATACTTTAGTTTATCTTGAAGATGATATTGAAGAAATGAAAAATCAAGATGTTGATGCAGAATATGCTGAAGAACACTTGGAAGATTTAAAAATTAAAGAAGAAGATTTAAAATGTTATAAAGAAGGAAATGCTTTTAGAATTGGACAAGAAATTACACATTGTAAAATATCTAAAAACTTATTACTTGAAACTCTAAAAAACTATAAGGTTAAAAAGAAAATTCATAAAGCTATATTGAAATTAATAAAAGATAACATTAATTTATTACATGAAACAGAATATAAATTAAATGATTTTTATCTAAATAATGAAGATGATGATGAAGAGTTATCTTCTGCTATGTTTGATCAATGGGCTTGTATTATATGGTCATTAGATGATAGTGTATTTAATTTTATGGAACAAATGTATAATGATACAGCTGGAAATTATGGAGTAATACCTTTTAGAATAGAAAATACTAAAGGTATTAATAATAAAATACCTGATCTACCTAATAGATGGATTAATTTTTTAGATGAACTTATGGTCATTAATAATCTATATTCAGAGAGTCCTTAGTGGCTCTTTGTTTATAAATAAAAATATATGAAAGAAGTATTTAAAGAAAATTTTAATCCTATACAAGCAATAATTGTGTTTGAACAAGAAAAAACTTATTCAGATATAAAATATTATTTAGAATCAAGAAGAATTGAACTTACACCTAAAGGATATCAAATGCAAGAAGGAATACCATTATCTAAAAAAACAATATCAAAATTAATGATAGGTATTGAAACTAATGGACTTGATAAAATTTATTGTAGTAGTATTTTTCCAAAAACATTATTATATAATCATATTATTAATTTTGAACCAAAAATTATTTGGTACACACCGGCAGGATATTATAACTTAATATTTGATGAAAAATTAAATATACCAAATGGCCAATGTTATTTACCAACATTAGTATTTAAATTAGAAAAAAATGATTTAAGTGTATTTGCTGTTAAATCAAATAATCCAGATGAAAATACAAAATTATGGAATGCACCATTTCATAATGTATATAATTCCGGTAATATATGTATGGGTAATGCTAAAGTTAAAAAATCTCATGATATCATTAAAATTATGAAATATCAAGAAGATGCTTTTTTTAATTCAAAATTTACTCATTTACATGCTGATGGTAGTCCAATTAAAGGTAATCTTAATACTTATCTTACCAAGATAATAAAAAGTCATGGTAAATTTGAAAATAAAGTATTAAAACCACACAAAAAGTATTATACAATAAATGATTTAATATGAAATATATTCATTATTCACCAAAATATTTTATGGAACTACCTCATTCAATTACTGTTATAGTAGTTGGAGTAGGAGGGAATGGAAGTCAAGTTTTAACTGATTTGGCAAAAATTAATTCAAGCTTAATTGCATTACAACATCCAGGTCTTAGTGTTATAGCTATTGATGATGATAAAGTTGAACAAACAAATGTTGGTAGACAAAAGTTTTCTTCAGCTGATTTAGGTCAATACAAATCAACAGTACTTATTACAAGACTTAATCGTTTTTATGGTACCAACTGGAGAGCAATAACAAATAAATTTGATTCTGAAAAAATTACAGGAGCAAACATTATTATTTCAGCTGTAGATAATGTAGACACAAGAATTCAAATAAAAAAATGGTTTAGTAGAGATCTTGGATATGATAGAAGTGAAAAATTATATTGGCTTGACTTTGGTAATGGTAAAGATTATGGTCAATTTGTATTAGGTTCTAATCATATTACACAACCTGATTCTAAAAATAATACTGTAACTAAATTGTTAAATGTTCTCGAATTATTTCCTAATATGAAAGAAAATGAGGATATTGTAGCTCCAAGCTGTAGTACTAGGGAAGCTTTATCAAAACAAGATTTATTTATTAATTCAGTATTAGTAAGTACAGGAATGAATCTATTGTGGAAACTTTTTATTGATTTTAAAATAGAAACACAAGGAGGTTATGTAAATCTTAAAACATGTACAACTAAACCTATTAAACTATGATTTATTCTTTAATTGTATTAAACAATAAAATTAATGAATTAAAATATGAACGTTCAAGAATTGAAAAAATCGTTGTTGAATTAAAAAAAAGTAATGTTTTAAATGAAAAAAATTGTGAAAGTCGTGCTATTAAAGATATTAATGAAAAGTTAAAAGATTTAATACATACTGTTGAATTAATGGAAGAAGCATTATTTAATAATAAAAATTAAGTATAGGGAGTCCTTTGTGGCTCCCTGAATTTAAAAATAAAATAATGAATAAAAAAATTAAATCAGATCCGTATCAAATACTAACTGATAAAATAATCAGTAAATTAGAACAAGGGGAAATCCCCTGGAAAAAACCGTGGAAAACATTAAATCTTGGTTATCCAAAAAATATGATATCAGATAAAGTATATCAAGGAGTTAATTTCTTTAATATATTGTTTGAAGATAGAGAAACACCAGTATGGGTTACATTTAAACAAGCTAAAGATTTAGGTGGTAATGTAAAGAAAGGAGAAAATGGAATACCTGTTGTTTATTATAATTTTATAGAAAGATTAAATGGTAAAGAAGAAATAGAAAAAATACCATTTCTTAAACGTTCTACTGTATTTAATATTGAACAATGTGAAGGAATAGAAAATCCTTATCAAGAACAAATAGATACAATTAAAAAACCAACAGTTTTTAATAATATTGATAATTGTGAAAAATTAATAAATAGCTTTATTGATAAGGTAGCTCCATTTGAACATACCAATCATCAAAAAGCATATTATTTACCATCTATGGATAGTATCAATATGCCTGAAAAAGATAGGTTTTATTCAAGTGAAAATTATTACAGTACATTATTCCATGAAATGGCCCATTCAACAGGACACAATTCAAGATTAAATAGAGTTGGTATAGTTAAACAAGCAGAAAAAGGTAGTTCAAGATACGCTAAAGAAGAATTAATAGCAGAACTTACCTCAGCCTTTATATGTAATAAAGCTGGAATTGGAGAACAAGTTATTGAAAACAGTACAGCTTATATTCAATCTTGGCTTGGAGCATTAAGGAATGATAAAAAATTAGTTTTTAATGCTATGAAAGAAGCATATAAAGTTATTGAATATTTAGGAATTTTAAACGAAGCAGCATGAATAAAGAAAACATTAAAATAACAATAAATATCACCTGTATAAAGGATGATGAACTTGGACTTGAAACTTCACTTAATGAAGTAGTGAAGAAAATCAACGAAGGGTATTTAAGTGGTATGGATGGAAACGAAGACGAGGAATATACATTTGGTGTACATAAAATGGATGAAAATTCTTCACCTCTTTTAGTATTTAAAGAAAAGGCTTCAAGGTTGTTAGATGAATTGGAAGATTTGTTAGATACTTTTAAAGATGATGGAGATACGTCTGAAACAAGTCAAAAAGTATATTTACAGCAGCAAATAAATGAAGTTAGTTATGCTGTAAATGGTACAGAAAAAACTGATTTTAAAAATAAAGAGGAATTATTATGACTAAAAAAGCATACATAAAAAGAATGAAACAACACGAAAAAACATTTAATAAATTATGGAGAAAAATAGTTGATGATACTGATGAGTTTATTAAAGATAATCCTGAAATTACAATGTATTCATTAGATAATAATGTTGGACATTTTTGTGATAATTTAGCATTAAGCAGTGCTTGGATTCAAGACCGTATTAATGGAAAGATGCCTAAAGATAGAGGTAGCTTAACAAAGAAAATAAGAAAAGCATTAGGATTTGTTTATTTTTAAAAAAAATAAAAAGTCATAAGGAACTATTGTTCTTTGTGGCTTTTTGTATTAAAATATAAATATATGAATGGAAAAGAACTACAGTACTCTTTAATGAGTGCAAGTGAATTTATTGGTCAATCAAATGTGGATATCGAAGAAGTTGTATTAGCTACATTTGTAAACTATCCAGAATCATATTTTAAAGTAGCAGATCAGCTTAGTATTAGAGAGTTCTCCTCTATTGAGAATAAATATATCTATTTATCAATTAAAGAGCTTTCAGAAGTATCTAAAATAGATATAGCAACTGTTACCGATAAATTAATTCAAAAAAAGTATAAAGATATTCTTCAGGAAACTAAACATGGATTTGATATTATCGTACATCTTAATGGAATTTGTGAAAGAATTGACTCTGATGCTCATCTTTTACATCATGTACAAATATTAAATGGATATGCAAAAAGAAGAGAATTAATTACTTTATCAGANGANATAATGAAAGGATGTACAGAAATGGAAGATCCTTTAGATGTAATTAATAAAATTAGTACTAAGATTGTTGATATACAAGAAATGGGAGATATTGAAGAATTTGATCTTGATGTTGAAAATAAAAAAGTATATGAAAGTCTAGAAATAAGAAATGATAATCAAAATATTGTTAAAAGTTATCTTTATAAAATAGATGAATTTATTTATTGTTTTGAAAATACTGAATTAATAATTATAGCTGCTGCTCCATCAATGGGAAAAACAGCTCTTGCAATAGAAATATTCAAAAATCAAATTATTAATGATGTTCCGGCAGCTTATTTTAGTTTAGAAATGGGTACCACTCAATTATTAAATAGAATTTATGCCGGTGAATCAAATATAGAATTAAGCAAAATGAGAACTCGCTTAATATCAACTTATGAAAGAAAATCTCTTGATAAAACTATTGGATATTTTGAACAAAAAAAGAAAGTACTTTATATTGATGATAGGGCTCGCAAGTTATCTCATATTTGTAATAAGATAAGAAAATACGTAATTAGGTATAAAGTTAAAGTTGTATTTATTGATTATTTACAATTAATAACATGCGATATTGGTAAAACAGGAAATCGTGAACAAGAAGTTGCTACAATTTCAAGAACTTTAAAAAATCTTGCTTTAGAATTAAAAATACCTATTATTGCTTTATCTCAAATTAATAGAGCTATTCATTCAAGAGCAAATAAAAGACCTACTCTTGGGGATTTAAGAGAATCTGGAGCTATTGAACAAGATGCTGATATGGTTATCTTTTTACATAGACCTGCTTATTTTAATATTAGTAATGTATTACCGGAAATAGAATATGCTGAATTAATATTTGCAAAAGGTCGTTCTACAGGAATAGGCACCGTTGAGGTTGCTTTTAAATCAAGTATGACTAAATTTATTAATAATTCATATGAAGAAATAAAAGCATTAAAAAGAAATCAATTAGATTCAGAAAGTAATATGTAAACAAAAATCTTAATGAGCAGAAAAAAATATAAACATAGTATTATTGTAAACAAAATAGCTAAAGAAGTTAATTTAGATAGAAAAGTTATTCATCTTATTGTTAGAAAATTCTTTAATGGATTGAGAGTTTTAATGTTAAGAAATGAAGAAATAAATATTCAAGGATTTTTCATATTAAAATTATCTTCTTACTATAAAAAGAAAATAGAAAAAAATGGTAAGAATATAAATTTAAGAAGAAGAAGAGATCAAAAATATGATTATGTTAAAAAAAAGGATAGAAAATAATCTTAAATATTGTGTATTTTTTGTACATTTACAGTAATATGAATGAACCTAAAAATAGATATTTATTAATCCATGCAAAGCATCTTAAAAATATAACTGCTGAAGATTTTGTTTCTTTATTATTAAAAACAAGTCTTACTGCTGATATAATTGATAAAGATGAAATAGTAAAGAATACTTGTAATCAAGTAAATCTTAAAAAAAACAAAATAAAAGATTTCACCAATGTTTCTATTCATGATTTTCATAGTGATATGATAAAAGGAATAGAAGATAACACTAAATTTCTAATTTTTAAAAATTAATTTTATGAAACCAAACATTTTAATAGTTGGACCATCAGGTTCAGGTAAATCATCATCTTTAAGAAACTGCAACCCAGAAAATACAGCAATTTTAAATACAGAACAAAAAGCACTTCCATTTAAAGGAAGTAAAAACTTTAAAATGAATGTTCCAATTCCTAATGTAAAAAATTATTGGCAAGCATTTGAAAGAGCTATTAAAGGTAAAAAAGTAGAAAACTTAATAGTTGAATCATTTACTTCATTAGCTGAACATCAATATAGAGAATCGGGTAAATATTATACCGGTCATAATCTTTGGGGAAATTTCAAAGAAGAAATTGGTAATATACTTTATAAATCTAAAAAAACTGATAAATATGTAATATTTACAGGGATTGATCAAGTACTCGAAGGAGCTAATGGTGTTGAAGAAAGATATTTAGCATGTGAAGGTTCCTGGAAAAAGAAAGTAGAAAAAGAATTTGTTATTGTTCTTTATACTACTTGTAAAATAAATGAAGATGGTAATCCAGAATATATTTTTATAACCAATAAACAAAAAGGTTTTGAAAATTGTTCTGCTAAATCCCCAATGGGAATGTTACCACCACAAATGCCTAATGATTTAAATTTAGTAATTCAAGAAATTGAAAAATACTATAATGAAGAATCAAAAGAAGAAAAAATAACTAAATAAATTACTAACCATTAAATAATAAATTATGAGTTTTGATGAAGAAATGAATGATGTTAAAAACGCAGAAACAAGCGGTGAATACATTAAAAAACCTTGTGTTGAGGTTGTTACATTAAAAAGTTATAAAATGTCTCCTAATGATCACAAAGGATGTCCATTTATAGATATTGTATTTCATACGGATGGAGAAGTTAAATTATCAAACACTGCTCGTTTATACAGAGTACGTGAAGGAGATAGTGAAGATACTAAAAAGTTTAAAAATAAAAGGATTAAAGAATTACTTATTAATGCTGGTGCTGATTTTAATTTAACTGGAGAAGCAATCTTAAAATCTGCTATGGATAAAAAAGTAAAAGCTTTATTTAAAACTGTTGAATATATTGGTGTAGATAGTAATAATTTCAATAAACCTGAAATTAGAACTAAAATCGAATATTCTTTTAGTGTTAAAGCTGATGAAGATTTACAAGGAAATCAATCTTATTTTCATACTCCATTAAATGAAAAAGGTCAAAAACAATTAGCTGGAGATTTAGCTAAATGGGAAAGAGATAATCCAAATAATGATAATGATACAGGTCATGTAGCTGAGAGTATAGAAGAAGCTCCAGATCAACCAGGAATAAGTGATGATGAAGATCCGTTTTCTTAAAAATTAATACAGAGAGTCCTTCGGGACTCTTTGTAAATTAATTATATGCAAAAATTATTAGATAATATTACTAAAATAATTGAAGATTATCGTTCCTCAAATAATCATAATCCAGATGGATTACTTGATATGGGAAGGAATTTATCAGCCTATTTATTTTCATTAGAAAAATATAGAGCAGAAAAACATAAAGCATTTGAAGCTTGTATTTATGCTTTACGTATGCAAAACATGAAAGTTAATGCAGCTACAAATGAAGCAAATGTTAAACATCCTGAAATGTATATGTTACGTAGATTTATGGAAGCTGCAGAAAAAGTACATATTCAGATAAATGTTGAGCTTAAATGGTTAAATTCTGAAATGATGGCAACAGCAAGAGATAATAGCCTATGAATGAAATTGATGACATAATAGAGGCTGGACTACTTGAAATAGAGTGGTTATATATTGAACTTGAAGAAAAACTAAATAAACTATTTATATGAACGATATTAAAGAATTAATAGATACTATGTTGAAAAATTTTAAAAGTCAACATAATATTGGACTTCAAGAATTTAAAATTTCAAAAAGAGGAAACTTAGAAATAAGAGAAAAAATAGTAAAAAATATTATTAATGAATCTTCTAAAAAATATAATTGTATAATAGATGATATTAGTATTATTTATGATGATGATGATTTTACACGAATATTTATATCATTTTATGATTCTAATACATTAATAGAGTACATTAAAACTCTTGAAAAACAAGAAAAACATCCTAATATTGAAATTATTAAAAGTGCATTAAATAAAGCTATTACAATGTTAGATGATTATAATAATATGTATGGTGATCAAATGCCAAAAACTAAAGAAATTAGTGATTTGGATGAAGTGTTAAAACGATTTTAATTTAATAAGGAGTTCTTTTGGGCTCCTTGTTAATTAAAAATGTATAAAAATGATAAAAATTAGAGTAACATTAAATTGGAATCATCCAAAAGGAAAAGTACAAATATTAAAAGTTCCTGAATCATGGAATAAAAATCAAATAACAAAAGCTTTATTAAGGAAATTTGGTAAAATAGATTTTGAAAAATGGGAATATATAGATGAACAAGAATAAAAAAGTATTTAAACCAATTACAATGAAATTTGATTCAAAAGAAGAATTATATTTCTCATGGTTTATTAAAGAGTTAGTAGAAGCGGGATATATTTATTTATACACTAAAATAACAGACTCATATCAATTAACTAATGGTTTAACGTGGAATTATATTAAACCAATGAAGAAAGTTCCTGATAAGCTCTTAAAACAAACTATTCTAAAACCAAGTGTTTATACTCCTGATTTTAAAATTCAATGGACAGAAAAAGCTCTTGGTATTTTTGTAACAGAATTAATTGATAATAAAGATAAAAAGAAAATTACAACACCATTTATTTGTCAAAATATGGTTTCAATAATTGAAATTAAAGGAAATTTTGATTCAAACAACATGTCAAGATTAGCAATAAATAACATTAAATTTTTATATGAAAAATATGGGTTATATGTTAATCTGATTAAAATACCTGGAATCTTTAATAAAACATTTACTCCTATTAGATATTTAAATACTGATAAATCTAATAAAACACGAAAAATTAATTATAAAAACATTGGAACTT